TCTCGCCACTGCCTGCAGCGATCCGCTTACGTTTTGCGTGGATGTTAGCGTAGAGTCCAGGCTTAGCCATAGGATTTTTTGGATTTCTTTTTAGCTAGAGGTAGTTGAGGTCCAGTCCGCTTAAGAAATGTTTCTTTTTCGTGCGGATTGTTTGTGCTCTTACCTTTGTTGTAAATCTTTTGTTTCTTTTGTGCACCTCTGTGGCCTGGGCCAATGTCAAAGGACTGGGAAACAAAGTTACTACCAAAGGCTTTTTGGTCAACTCGTTTGCTTTTCATTAGCATTTCCATTTACGTAGTGCAAGAGCCTTCCGTGTAGGACGACCCTTGCTGTCTTTCATTGGTCCTTTGACACCAGACATGCGGGCACAAAAAGAACGCTTGCGTGGTCCACCTTCAGGCTGTGGTGCCTTCAGGTTAGACCCTGTAGCTCTGTTATATTTACGCCGACCGGCAGCCGTCAAGCCACCGGACCGCGATTTGTGTACACCGATCTTAAGACTTACTGAACGTGTACTACTTTTTGTAGCCTTTGCCACCTTTCTTGCCTCCGCAAGAGCCTTTACCTTTGTATGCCATTAAGCCATACGCCGGCGACGACGCAGGGCAGCAAAATCATCACCGCCAATCTTCATCTTGTCGCCAGCCATGCGTGCAATCTTTTGTTGCTTGGGCGAAAGCTTTTTTTTCTTTTTAGACTTACCAGGTGGTCGGCCAACTTTAGAGCCGTAAGTTCCAGGTCCGCTGGGCATTGTTAAATACTTTGTAAGGTTTACGTGTTAGAAATCAATGTCAGACCGTTCAAGTTTCTGCATAATCTCTTGTCGATATGCAGGATCACGAGAGTAACGTGGATCATTCATAGCTTCGACAAGTTCAGCTTGACTGCGGAAGACATTTTGATTGTTTGAAGGAGCCTTGCCTTGGATAAGGTCACCTTCGACACCAATAGAATCTTGGTACTTATATGCCAAAGCCTGTACTGCAAAGTATGCAGCAGCAGGGTTACCAGAATCCATCACCTTATCATACAAAGTGACTTCATCCTCAGACATATTCTGGCTAGCCCATTGCACCATGTTGTCGTAATTTTCTTCACCACCAACGACACCCTTCAACCCCTGAACGTCTTGTTCAGTAAGTTGACGAGGTTCATTAGATTGCATCTCATTACGATACTCCAGGTACATTTTGGCAAGGTCACCAGGCTTAGCCTCTGCTAGTTCTTTCAAAATTTCATCTGAAAACTCGCCTTTAGATTCTTCCCAAAGACGATCTAGCAGGGACGCATCAGGACCTTCTTCTTGTTCCTCTTCTTGTTCCTCTACAGTCTCTTCTGTGGACTCTTCAGTCGTATTGTTTTTACCAAGTTTCTTCTGCAGTTCAAGGTATGCAGATTCAAGTTCTTGTGCGTTCTTGTATTTACCAGCGAGCATTTGCTCCT